AACACGTCGACTCGCCCAGGGCACGCCATGCACGCCCGGATGCGCTCCTCGACAACGGCCGCTGGCGCTGGCCCCTGTATCGCGTGCTTCGCCTCAGCCTTGAGGTAGCCGGCGACCTTCGATCCGGCAGGCGCAGCTCGACGCTTCGCCTCGATCTCACGCTGCTTGCGCATGTGCTCGGCGGCATCGACGTGTGAGCCCATGATCCTCTGCACAATCTCGCGGCGCTCCTGCTGCGTTTCGATGGGCGCCGGTTTGTAGTACCAAATCTTTGTCATCCGTTGAAGTGCGAATAGTCGCTGCTGGTCTGGAAATCCTGAACATGCTCGGCGCAGTCGATGCACAGACTGAGCGGCAACGGGTCCATGCACTGGGTAGCTCCATCGTGACCGCACCAGCAGTCTTTCGGATCAGGGATCACCCAGACCTTGTTTCCGCTGATCACCTGCCACGAGCCGATGGCGCTGTTTCTCGTGGTGTTTGCTGCTGGTGCCGCGGCTCCGATCTTGGTGGTGGTCGGCACTCGCGTCCACGTCGGGTAGGCCGGGCAGTCGCAGGGCCCGTTGAGACGAGGATCACACTCGCAGTTAGGGTCCTCAGCAGGGTCGCAGCAGAACGCAGGATCCTCCGGGTTCGTGACTGCAGGATCGCAGCACGGCGTCTCGCTGGTGGGATTCTCCTCCAGCGTCTCGCACGTCAGACACACGCGGGGCCACGGCGGGCAGGGGTCCCACAGGCTTCCCCAGATGTGCAGCATGTGCTCGGTGCGAACCTGCGCGCAGGTCTGCTGCAGAGGCTCCCGCGGATCCTCGCACGGAGTCGCGCACTCTCCGAACTGATTTTCCGTGCCGGGGCATCCGTTGATCGTGAAGTCGCAAGTCTCGTACTGCGTTGCGTCCTTGCCGTAGGTCGTGGGCCCAGGCTGCGCGATGCTGTTGTTCGTCTTCTGAACCCGCTGGAGGTTGCCTCCGACCAGCTCGTAGGTCCGGTGGTCTGGACGGATCACGGCAAACGCCATGCGCGTGCTAGCGACGCTGCGCGGCGGGTGGTACATGCCGAAGGTGGACCCGTAGTACGAGTAGCCCTGGTCAACCGTCGCCGGGGTACAGGTTCCCGTCCACGGGTTTGCCTTCAGCGTCGCGGTGTTGCACGGCTGGCTGGTCCCGACGCAGCAGGCACCCTTCCAGACATGGAAGCAGTCGGGGTTGCACGTCGGGCCCGACCCGTTGAGCGGGTTTCCCTGGTCGAAGGTGTGCTGCCAGTTGTGCTCCCACGGCATGCCGAACAGCGTGCCGAGCACCTTGTCGATCTGGTCGTAGACGCCGTTGACGCTGTACCCGATCGCATTGTTCAGGCAGTCCTGCGAGTGGTACGGCACCACGACCACGGGATATCCCGGGCTGGGAGCGATCTGCCCACTGGTGCCTCCGGCACCCTCGCAGGCACAGCAGTGGCACACGTTGCCCTTTCGGTTGAACGCATCGCCGACACCGTTTCGCACACCCATGTGCCACGGGCCCCACGGCTTCGAGCCCATCCGGCCCCAGCTCCACGCAGTCGGCTCGACTGAGCTGCAGACGCCTGGCGTGTCCTGCAGGTAGAAGTCGCGGTACTGAGCCCGGTAGGAGTTGTCGTAGTTGTATTTGTCGAGAGTCAGGGAGTAGATGCACCCGTAACTGAAGACGCCGCCGTTGGGGATCGCGAACTGTCGCAGCGGCCCGCAGTGGCGCGTGTCCTCGCCACAGTCCTTGCACTTCTGCGCCGCGGCGCTTGGCACCGGCGTGCAGTCTCCAAACGCCACGCCCTGATAGTCGAGGCCCACCGGCGCACTGTTCCAGTGTGTCGTGTTGGTGCCGCCGTGGATGCCGGCGCAGTAGAACTGAACCGGGTAGTCGTACTTCGCTTCCTTCCCGTAGTCGTTCTGACTGCCGTGCGTGAGGCTGTAGGTGCTCAGCCCCGGGCACAGATCGCTGCAGCTGCTGCCCTGTGGGTGGGCGGTCACACAGTTCGGATTGCCGCCGCCCGCGGGCGGCTCAAGGGTGTCGAACACTCGCGTGCGTGAGTTGCCCCAGCCGAACTTCAGATCGCCACCGTTCCAGACCGGGTTGCCCTGTCGCACCTGCTCGGCGCTTGTGAATCGCCCGTTGAGTCCGAGTGCGGCCTTGGCCCAGTTGGGGTCGTATCCGAATCGCTCGGTCGCCATGTTGGCGCCGACGCATCCGATGCCTTCCAGCAGGGTCACCTTCGAGACGCCGAACCCGCAGGCGTTGTCGATGCACGTCGTGACGATGCCGCCGCCGTTGTCGTAGTCGAACTTCTGGTCCGCGGCGCAGTTGCAGGTAAGCGTTCCGCCGCCGCCTGTTGCATGGGTAGTGTTCGCGTTGAACACGTCGATCCACTGATCGGCCAGACAGTCTCGGCAGTTGGATCGCCCATCGGTCTGCCCGGTAGGGCAGCTTCCGTTGCTGTTCGTGTTGCGCGTCGTGATGACCTGCCCGGTCCTGCGCATGGCGACAGCGAAGTCCTTCTTGATCTCGAGGTCACAGCAGGACTTCACACCGTCGCCGTAGAGTTGATTCTGTGCGCTGAACACGAAGTCGCGCCAGCACTTCTCGATGTAGTCACTGCTCCACGGCCCAGCTACATCCTCGCAGCCACAGGCAGGCCCGAAAGCCTGTGTAGACGGGTTCGGATTCGTGGGGTCTCTGCGTGGGAATTGAGTATTGATGGATGGAAGCGCGGTCATCGCCTCCACGTTCAGCTCCATCGGCAGATGCGGATTTGTCTCGACGCCCAGGTCGAACATCGGGAGGCATGGCGTTTGTCCGCCGTGCCACGCCTCAAGGCGGTCGATGTGAAGGTTATAGGTGACGGTTTCCGCGCCTGTGTCGTAGGCGCCATCGAGCGCTGGCTTGAAATACGCGGCGTTGTCCGTCGCCACGGCGTCGATGCCTGTGACAACCGGCAGGGCCTTCGTGTGCGGGTCGATCCTGGGCACTGGCGGGCTCATCAGGATGTCCGTCCACCCGTTCACAACGTCAGCGACCTCTGGATCCCCCCAACAGACCACGGTGCCATCGTTGAACGTCACTGCGGTCGTGCTGTAGCCGGCGTGCAGCCCGACGATCTTCTTCAGGTTGCCGTTATCCGGATCGGTGAGGTCGCCTTTGCTGGAGGTCGTTGGGACGTTGCACTGTCCCATCGTGTTCAGGCCCCAGCATGCGATCGTGTGATCAGTGTGGCGCACGACGCAGTGGTACGAGCCGGCCTCGATGTCGATGACGCCCTTTCCAGAAACCGCATCCGGCACCGCCAAAGGATGTCCCGCAGGCGGGGGGCCCGGGATTGTCTCGTACTCGCAAGACGCACCCTGCTGGGTTTGCTGAACATTCCCGATCAGGACCTGGATCGTGTTGTCAGAGTTCAGCGAGATGAAGTGATACCACCCACCGCGAACTAGCCGCGGCTGTGCGGAAATGTTGCAGCAGCAGACTCGGTGAAGGTTGCTCACTTGTTCCAGGGCATCTTGGCGTTGAGCCAGCGCCACATGGACGGGCCGACCAGAGCGCCGGCGACGAAGACGAGAGCGGTGAAGAATCCGGTGCCGAGGGCGTTACGCAGGGTTTCCATGATCCTGTTCCTTGCGCCAGGCAGCATCGAAGAGCGGGTCGCTGGCCCGGCGGGCAGCGATCAGCTCACGAAGACCTTCGGCCCGTGATGGGTCGAGGGCAGCGGCAGCGAGGTTTGCCTCCTGCAGCTTGCGGCGAGGAATCCAGCCAAGGGCAGCGCGGATCGCCGCGCCGATGCCGGTCTGAAACAGGATCACTGCCACGCCTACCACAACTACAGCCCCAGCCAGCCACTTCAAGAGGGCAGCCCACCAGGGCACCTGATCTTCCACGCCAGGCAGCACGGAGTGGATAGTGGCTGCATTTTGCACGATGATGTCGGCGCGTCCGACGATCTCAAGGGCGTGAGCCTTCACGGTCGGGTTGGCGGTCAGTGCTTCGATCTTCAACGCCGCAGACCGGATCGAGACTGCCTCGGTTTGGGTCGAGTTCGCAGCCTCCGCGATCTGCCTCGACGGGCTGCAGGCCGCTAAAAGCAGCAGGAGGCCCGCCAATGCGTTCCTCACTTGTGGCCCTCTAGGCGGTCCATCCGCTGGGAGACCTGTTTCAGGGCGTCCTCGTGGCTCCTGTCGTTGGCTGCGCCCAGGACCTGAGCCTTCACCAGTTCCTGAGCGATGGAGCGAAGCTCGCCCATGTCCTTGTCCATGCGCTCGAGCAGGGCATCCTTCTTGCCAAGGTTGGCGACCACGGTCAGGACGCCGATGGACAGCACCACAAGCTGAGCCACGCTGATGGCGTTGGCAATGGTCGGGTGGGTGTGTTGTCTCGGACCTAGGGGGGTTGGGCTCATCAGATGGGCTCCTCTACGGGACCGCCACCGCCGCCGCCGCCGCCGGCAAAGTTTGCGGAGCAGCTGCCGTCGATGGCGTTGGGCATGGAGAAGCAGAACAGCTGCTTCCCGCTCGCTCGGCGCATGGCGTACATGATCACGCAGGTATTCGCGGCGATCGGCTGCAGTGTGAATCCAGCCGGGATAGTCGAGATGGTCACGCCGGGCCCGACCTTGGTCGGCGAGGCGCCGGCCTGGCACAGCTCGCACAGGTTGATCGCGTAGGTTGTGGCGTCGGTTCCGCTGGCTCGGCGGGTGGCCGTTGTGATGACGGTGTTGTCATCCTTGAGCACGACCTCCTCCCAGGCGTACCGCCAGCGGGTGGTCGAACCGGTAAGCAGCACGGGGCTCGCCTTGATCTTGGCGATAAACCAGTCGGCCTGCTGCGCCGTGGGTGCCTGGCGTCCCTTGAGCTGCGGGCGGTTGGTTTCGCGCGCCAGATGGCGAACCTGACCCGGTGTCAGCGGGCCGACCTTGCCGGTGCTGGTGGCGCCGAGGCGTGGCATTACGGCAACCAGCTCACGAGACCAGAGAAATCGGTGACGCCCGGGAATGGCTGGCGCCACATGACTTGGCCCGCGTACCTCGGTGCGTCTGCATTGTTCTGCAAAGTTGTGGCGTCCATAGTCAGAGCGCCAGCCGAAATGATGGCAAGCTTGACCTGCTTTGCTCCATCTACGGCCGCGATCTGCCGAAGGTGGTAGTCCCTGTCATAGGCCATTGAGTAGGTGATCTCGTAGGCGTTCGGGCCGACGCGCGAAATCTGCGCGCCGGTGAACAGGAGCGTGCCGGCGCCGCATGTAAAACCGGCGATGGTCACGTTCGTGCTGTTGCGGGTGTTCGTCTGCGACGCAATCGCGGAGAGCAGCGATGACGTGGGCCGACCGTTCATCACGTTTCGCAGCGTGAATCGGATGGTCGAAACAAAGGCGTCGATGGGTTCGCCAGCTTGATCGACAGGCGTGCCGCCGATGTCGCTCTCTCCCGGGGTGTTGATGCTGCCGCCAGACGGGAGCGTGTAGTTGTTCACCCGGAAGGTGGGGACGATCGCGGCGCCGATGTCCATTTCGACCGCCGTGAAGCCCGGCTGATTCTCCGGCGTGATGTCCCTGGCAACTGCGGTAGGAACGTAGGAACTCTGCGCGGATCCGAAGTTCACGGTAAGAGTCCAGGCCATCCCGCCATCCGTGTTCGCCAGCGTGTAGCCGCTGTAGTTCAACTTCGAGAAGCTGGAGGTGCCCGTGCCTGTCCCGTTCAGGTAAGTGCCAAACGAGTTCAGCGCGCTTCCTGCGGTCGCAGCCGAACCTAGCACGGTGGTCAGTGCGGCGCTGCTGATGATCGACTGGGTGGTCAGAAGTGCACCAGCATCGTCGCGGACGTTGTAGGTGGCCGTGCCGGTGAACTGATCCCGGTCGTACACGACGTTCTGGTTTTGCAAACTGAATACGACGGCCATCAGTTAGCCCTCTGCGCTTCGGCGGTCTTGCGGGTGTTCTCCTCGATGCGGGTCTCGATATCTCGAATCCGCTCAAGGTTTGTAGCCATGCGCTCGCTGCTGTAATCAACGGCGCCAGCGACACGGACGCCGCCCACGGCGGTGCCGATGCTGGAAATGTTGGACGAGCGTTGAATGCTCGAAAGCGTTTCGCCAGCCTCTGCCTGCGCTCTCGCCAGATCCGACTGCAGGCGCTCCATCTCAAGTTCCACCTGCTTCGCGGCGTTCGCCTCTTCGATCTTGCGCTTGCGCTCGTCCTCCATCTCATTCTTGCGCTTCATGCCCTGCTCGATCTCTTCAAGGATCCGCTTCTGGTAGTCGGCGGCGATGTTCGTGGAGCGCATTTGCTCCTGCGCATTTCGCAGGGCATCCTCGATCTCGAAGTGACGCTGGAGTCTGACGCGCTCCTCATCGCTTGTGGCCTTGTTGAGCATCTCGGCCTGCTTCATGTCTCGCAGGAAGTCGCTGTGAGTCTTGTAGATGCCATCGGCATTTGACTGCCTTTCGCGCTCGATCCGCGCGGTCTCCTCGGCAATCCTTCGGCCTTGCTCGCCGAGTTCGGCCATGCGCTTGAGGTGCTCTTCGGCGGCCCTGGCCTGTGCGGCCTCGGATTCGCTTCCCAAAAAAACGTTTCCAATCGACTCGCCCAACTGGAACAGGCTCCCGATCAGCGGGATCTGTGTGATCACGTTCTTCAGCGCAGACCCGATAGAGTCAACCACCTGACCCATGTCACGGAACTTGCTGAGATCCAGCGAGTCGATCTCCTTGGCAAGTGCCCGGATGCCCTGGTCGAGGGCGTTCGCGCCAAACAGTCCAACCGCACCCGACATGATGGCCTTGCTGTAGCTGTTGCCGACCTTGTTCAGGATGGCGGCGATGCTCTTGCTCCTGGTCGCCGTGACCTTCTCGGCCTGAGCAAGTCCCTTCTCATACTGCGCCCACAGAAGGTTCAGCTGGACTTCCATCTTGGACGAGGCGGCTGCCATTAGCGGGGCTCCTTCTTCATCGTCTTGCGCAGCTGCGCGAGCGCTGCCTCGGGTGTGCTGTCATTCTTCACGAAGGGCATGAAGTCCACGGGCTTGAATGGCTGGCCCTTGGTCCGATGGCAGTTCGCCATGACGCTTGCAACGATCCCGGCCTGCAGATCGCCGCGCTCATCCCCAATGGGGCTGATGGCGTTGAATGCGATCCACTCTGATAGTTCCTTGCTGCTCATGCGTTCGCCTAGTTCCTCGACCGTCATCCCGAGCGCCAGCGCTAGCCGGAACATGAACATGCGTAGCGGGCGCTCCGTCAGTTTCCCTCGGCACGCTCCTGATCCGAGACCCCGATCCCGCTCAACCTGGTCGCGATGTCGTAGAGCCGGTCGATCACGGACGCGGGGAGTTCTCCCATCGCCTCGATGTCGTTGGGGTTGAAGACCCGCTCGCCGTTCTCGTAGACGCACAGCGACACAAGGCTGGCGCGGACGTTGCGCAGGTTCTTGGCCCGTCCGTTGAACAGGCGGGTCTCCCACTCGTCCCGCCCGGCGGCGGTCAGGCCACGCACCTCGACCTGACCGACGCCGGTGATCTCGACGGTCTCCGAAGGGACCGACGCCCGAAGGGCAAAGAATCGCTCTCGAAGGTTGCTCATGGATCAGTCCACGTCGGTGAAGGTCACGGCGCCAGACCACTTGATCGTGACGCTGGCAGTCACAGCCGCGTCCAGTGATGCCTTCACGGAGAAGTTCGTCACCATTCCGATGCCGCTCATCGTGGCGCCCTTGTTGGCGGTCGAACCAAACTCCACCAGCCAGGACAGGAGAACGGGGGCAGTCGTTCCAGCGGTCACGTCAAGCTGGTCGATGATTGCAGCCTGCTGAGCGTCGTCCGGGTCTAGGTTCACCTCAAGGCTGACGCTGCCGGAGTCGATCAGTCCGGGGGTGAACTTGCGGAAGCGATCCGTGATCGTCGTGATCTCGACAGGGTTGAGGGTCATCCCGTCCACGTTCATCGAAAGGATTTCCCCGACCGCGGTGCTCGGTGCCTGATAGGCGCCGGCCACGGTTGCGCCGACCTTCAGGGTCGATCCGAAACTGGTGAATGCTGCCATGTGCTCTCCTTATGGAACAGGACCCGTTGGGTCGGTGATGGTTACTGGTGACACAGCCGGGCTCCGATAGGTGCACTCGGCCTGGACAGTCGTGATGTGCGTCTCGGGCTCAGTGCCCTCGGCGCCAAGGTCGTACTCGGTCTCGGCGCTGATCACTCGGATCTCGAACACCTGCGTGGTTCCGCGGCCGGTTCCAGCTGCGCCGTGAAGGGCGACCCGCACGTCCTCAGCGAGGAGGCGACTGGCTTGGAGGGTTGCCGCGAAGCAGTCCACGGTGACATTCATGCGGCGCAGGCGATCGGTGCGGCCGATGCTGGGGCTCACATCTCGGTCGTTTGCGAAGGTGATCACGATGGCAGGCAGTGCAGTCGCCGGCCGATACGAGGCATAGATACGGGTTGACACCCGCGCCGTGATTGCGGCGCTCGAGGTCAGTGCGTCACGAACGACAGCGGCGACGATGGCGCTCATGCGACCTTCCTCAGCGTGCCGCGCTGCTTTGCGGCGAGAAGGTAGATTCGGGCCTGCAGATTGATCTTCAATCGCTGAACAAACGACGGAAGCACGCTGCCCTGTGCCTCGCCCGCAAGCATCTTGCCGAGCTTGTTCCAGCCGACGTAGGGGCGAGTCTTTCCGCGGCCGCGGTCGATCAGGTGCAGGCCGGGGTTCCAGATCTTGACGCGAGCGAAGGATCCGTTGTTCTGCGGGAAGACGCCCCACTTCAGACCGAACGCACTGCGACCCGTGATAGGAGTCTTCAGCAGTTGTCGGATCATAAAGAGGCGGCTGTACTTGACCGGCCTGCCGCGCTTGTTGCGGCGCCAACGGTGCTGGAGCGCTCGCTCGGGCGTTTCGTTGTCGTGCTTGCCGACGATGTTGTAGATGAGCACGAGCAGACGATTGTGGATCGGCTCGACAGCCTTGACCTGCAGCTCCTTCAGCGTCTTGTGCAGAGCCTTGGGCTTCATCTCCTGCAGCTGCTTCACGAGCGCATCGACGCCTTCGATGTTCGCGTTGAAGGACATCATGCGATCACCTGCCTGCAGACGATGTCCATGTATTCGCGGCGCTCCTGCCAGTTGATCACGCTCACCACGTCCCAGGCGGTGACGGACATGCCGGCCGTGTTTGCGACGGTGCGCAGGCGGCACTTGTGCGTGATGTCCGGGTGCCACCTCGCGCGAATACGGTGGGTGATCACCTGATTCATCTGGCGGTGGTTCATCTTCTCGTCTGCGCTCGCCTCGTTCACGGCAGCGAAGACGGTCGCGACCACGGCATAGGTGCTCGTCGACTGCCCGTAGGCGTCCGTCGACTCGGTGGGCGTCATCACCTCCAGCGGCGTTCGCATGTAGCCCGGGTTCACTGATAGTCCCCCGAGTGGTACTGCACGATCAGGCGCTGAACGGTCATCGGAATCTCGGTAACGATGTTTCCGATGTTGACGCTTGTGCGGTTCTCGTACATGTGCGTCGCCTGCAGGAGAACGGCGTGGCCAAGCGCAACCGGCACGCTGGCCGCAGTGGCGCCGTACCCGGCGACGAAGTTCACCGTCACGTCCAGGGCGCCCGTTCCCACGGTCGCGGGCCACGATTCGGTGCTCTTCAGCACCACCCGGCCCACTCCGTTCACGCTGTAGACGTGGTAAAGGCTTGCAGAGAGCGTCTGCGTGGCGCCGGCGGTGTCGGTGTAGGTCACGCTGGTGACGCTCGACAGCGGCGACCGAGGCAGGATGATCTCGCCATCCGCCGGGAAGCCTTCGAGCTGATAGGCGAAAGAGCGGTTGATGAGAGCCCGGCGGGTCTCGGCCTCGATCACCTGGGTGGCGCTCAGGATGAGCGTGGCGATGTAGGCATCGTCCTGGGTGTGGTAGATGCGGGCGTGGGTCTTGAACTCAGCCGCAGTCACCACGGCCGCGGTGGCGCCGTTGTCGGTCAGGTTGGTGCGCAGGCCATCAGTCACGGCTTGGCTCCCTTCTTCACGGCTCGGCAGCAGTCAGGCTTGACGCACGCCCGGGGCTCGGCCTCGTAGCGCTCGGCAAGGCCGGTGGCGATCAGTTCCGTGGCGGTGCGATCGTCCACGTCCAACACCTCGCCGACAGCGTGGCCGTCGCGTGTGTCCGCATACGCCTGGATGACCTTGACCTTCGGCATCTTTGAAATCCGCCCGGGGGGTTTCCCCCCCGAGCGGTGTGGGTTTCAGTTCAGTGATCAGGCGTGCGCGAGAACCTTGAACGCGCTGGCTGCCTGCAGAAGCCGGCAGTCCACGCGGGTCTGAGCGAGGTAGCCCGTCTGGTTCGCGTCCGCGTAGCGCTCGCGGAGCACCTTGAGCGTGTAGCCGCTGCGCTCACCGATGACGCAGTAGCTCCAGTCTCCGATGATCGCGAACTTGTTGGTGGTGGTACCGAACGCCGGCATCGCTGCGCTGGTGTAGACAGGGATTCCCATCAGGGTCGGCGGCTCGCCGAGCGCACCCGCGTTCTGCCAGAAGTAGTTCACCGTGCCGGTGGCAATCGACGCCAGAGAACGGATGGCCTTGGCAGCCGAGTCGCTCATCACGATCGCAGTGGTGCTGCGCTCGCGATACTGGCGTGGCAGGGCGTAGATCCAGTCGATGATCTGCGCCACAGTCACGGCCGTCGCACCAGCCGTGCTCGAGGTCAGCGAGGCGTCGTTGAGAATGCCGGCAGGGCCGTTCGTGTCGCCGTTG